TGCTTTGTTGCACAGGCGTGTGCGTGTGGCACGGGCGGCACCAAAAGTTTTGTAAGCACGGGTTCTGTTGGGACCATCTGTTACAATAAGTCCAGTACCCTTAGAAACAATGTAATACATCTTGGCTCCTTTTTGTTACTCTATGCCTATATTATAGCAAAATGGGCATTTCTGGTCAACCAACAAAAAGTAGTACTTGAGTATTACACTAGAGCTCGTGCTTCTGCGGGTGTGTATTCACTGCCGCTCAACGTGGCCTGCGGTGGCACTGCATTGGGTAGTTGCGGCACATCGTTGTCTGCTTTGAGTCCAACAGCATTGATGCCGGCGGTGTTGCGACCTTCACGTAGAGCACCCACCATGGCTTGACCTGACTGGTTGGCTGTGTTGGCAATACTTTCCAAAAACTGTGCCGCCATGCCTGTTTGTGTTTCTTGTCCATAACCGGCTAGGGCAGGAATAAAAGCAGTGATGGGCAACTGAGCACCAGCTGTGAGGGTGGCATAGTTGATACTTGCCTGGGTTTGAAACGTGGCCTCATTGGCACTGTGTGTGGTCATTGCTGTCCAAGCAGTGTTCAATGTGGTAGTGGCAGTGCCCATAGCAGTGATGGCTGTGCCAATGGCAGCATCTGCTCCGGCTATCAATACCACCAACGCCGCATTATAAGATGCATATGGATTTCCTGTGTTGTAAGGTGCCGGGAGAGCAATTGCACCTGGCAACCCGTATACATCATTGATGAGATTTACCATGTAAGAATATACAGTATCGAGTGTGGTCAGCGTACCGGCGGCAAGTTGTGCTGAGATGGCACTAGTCACAGAGGTCAAATAATCGTTGTAAGGGATACCAGCGGCTGATCCAAAAAAATCTGTAGTCAAGTATGTACCATTGGGTCCTGATCCTTTGGCCAAACTGTTTTGATAATATGTTGCAACTGCCGCTGGTACAGGAGTCGTAGTGTTAGACACAAGAGGCAAACCCTTGAGTGTGCCTAGTTTTTGTGAATACGCCGCTGTCTCGGCTGCTGTTTGTGCTAGTGTGGTCATTGTAGTATTGCCGCCAATTGTTGTGTGGTTGTTCCTGTGATACCTTTGATTTGTTGGAATGCAATTTGTAATGCACGACTTGCGGCAGCATCAGCTGGCGGAATAATTTTAGCCAATTCATCACACCCTGTGGGACTAACAGCCCCTGAATTTAAAATAGGTACTATAACAGAATTCACTGCACCAGTTTCGTCGTATATCAACACAGGACCATTGGGTGTGGGCAGTGTCAAACTGCTGAAACTTGTGGGGAATAGTTTTACGGGATTCAACAAGTCTGCCATGGTTTCAATACCAGGTGTGGTACAGTCTAGTATGTCTAAAACATCTTGTAAACAGTTACTAGTAGACGCAGTGTCATTTGCAGGCAGCCGATTGTCTTCTAAAGTTGCATTTTGCAATCTACGAAGTACATTGCCGAGACTGCCGGTGATTTTGGTGGTGCGGGTAATTTTGGTAAATGCAGGATATGCACGTTTTTGCAATGTATCAAATTGATTTGCAGTGAGTCCAGTTTGATTGTACAGACTCTGCACATTGTTGTTCACAAGATCAGAAATGTCCTGATCAGTCAGTCCTTGTGCTTTTAATGCAGCGGTCACACAAGGAGTCGACCCATTCAACATGTTGCCACATTCTGCTAAGTTTTGCAACAATCCAGCAGGGGTACCAACAAGTTCTAATCTTGAGAATTTAATTGCACACCCAATGTTGGCCAGATCAGCGCCAAATGCAGGAAATGCCAGGTTAACCTGTGCAATATCTGCAGAGATCAAATTGTTCATGTTGGTAAATGTAGGTCCTAGATAATCTGTACTATTGGCATTGACTGCACTGTTGATGATATTGTTTGTAAGTGAAATGTAGCCTTGTGCGGCACCGAATGCCTGGGCAAATTTGCCAAAGTCGCCACCACCTAAGTAAGTGCTAGCCGCTGTGGTAATAGTTGTAGCATAACCTGCATTGCCCACAGTCCAAGACACGTTGCTGGGTACACTGTCTCCTAGAGCAGGACAATAGTTGCCTGCAACATTGGCACCCAATGTTTTGAGACTGGCTATTGTGCCTGCACTGATACCAAGACTGACATTGCTGGTGGCTTGACCAATGGTGTAAATCAAATTGGCAATGGGTGCAAGAGAATTGTATGCGGCAATGTTGTTGGCCAATTGTGTGTTGGCTGTGATAGCATTGCCTGAATAAAATCCCACACCTGCTGTGAGTTGTAGTGGTGTTGCTGTTGACTCTGCCATTATGCTGCTCTCACTGTACTAGAACCTGCTGTACGACTGTGTCCACAAGTATCACTATCGCCATCGCGTATCACTGGCCGGCTGCCAGCACGTACTGAACCAGATCCACCTGCGGTCACTGCTGAACAGTGTATGCCACAACCTGGTTGTCCACAACAAGGATGCGGTGTAACCCCAATCCCAGGCACCACAATGGGACGACCGTTCACACGCACAGAGGCCACACCCGAAGTGTTTACTCCCCCAGCTCCATTAGGATCACCCTGTCGTTGTACTGCTGGCATATTGTTCCTTGTTCAAATGAGATTGAATTCTGTTGAAATATTCTGTGGCAATCATGCTGTGAATTTTATCATCGTGTATATGATATGTGGGCTCTTTCATAAAATCACATCTTGGCAAATACCAAAAGTTTATGTTTGTTTGATAAGGCTCTAGTTCTGCTGATATCATTTTCGCGCAGTCTTTATTTAGGCGTAGAATTTTCTCTTCAGTTAGTCCGCCTAGACTAAAAACCAGTCCAATACCTTTGGCAAGTATTTTGTAAAACTTACCTTCAAGCAAGGCAAAATCTCGATTCCAATGTATGTTGATATCAAATTCTAATTCAAAAAATTGTTTAGAGTATTCATATATTTCATCAGAAAATCTTGGTTGCCAATGTTCAGCTTTGTCTTGTCTATATTTTTTTTCAAAGTACAGCGACACAGGGCCCATTGTTTCATACAGCGGTTTTTCAGCAAAATATTCTGGCAGATATGAGCGACCCACGTGATCTAATAATTCACTTCCAAGAAACATTCCATTAACCATGGTATCATGCAAAAACGGCTCGTGCAGCATGGCATGATAACTTTCATCAATTATACCTTTATGTTTCCAAAAATACTTGCTGACTCTGCGGCATCCTCGGGTAGGCATCAGAGTTTTGAATATTTCTGTACAATTAATAATGATAAAAATAGTAGCTGGATCGGCCAGTGCTTTTTCAATCTGCAAAGAGATTGTAAAATTGGTACATGACGGTATGGCAACATTATGAATTTTGGCGCCTGGTAAAATACGAGCCACTTGTTGTTTTAATTTGGCCGACCAATGAGACCTGGCGTTAGGATCTGGTGAAACGTAACTAAAACTATCACCACAGATATACACAGCATTTTTTTGCTGTGACTCTGTTGTTGACAGTTTTCTTTTCTTCACTAATTATCCCATTAAGATTTTACTGCGCACAGGTTTGATGCCTGTTGTGGCTTCCAAATAACTGTCCCCAACGTCTTCACGTACAGGGGCAATCATGGCCACGCTGGATATATTTACCGTGACTTCTGCCTCGGGATCTGCGGTAAACAATGAATTCATTAGTTGTATACCTTGCTGTCCAGGTACCACTGCCACGGGCTTGCTCAAGGTGTAAGTACTGCTGTCAAATGCTGTGACCTTGGCCACAATTTCTTCACCATAGCCCATGCGCATGGTGTATGTTTTTCCTACTTCAATCATTCTTGTTCCTTTTTAACTATTGCCAACTGATAATTTACCAGACCCAACTTGAGCCGGTGATAAAACATGTTTACAAATGCGTCTATGCTTTGCTTGCAACGACCCAAATAATGCTGGTCATCTTCCCACAAGTAGTCATCAAACAGCATGACACCACCGGGACGCAACAATCCAAAACACATTACAGCATCTGCTAAGGCATCATCTGCGTTGTGACTGCCATCCACGTAGATGAAGTCATACTGTCGTTTGTCCACAATGAGTTGTGCCAGTGCAGGAAAACTCATATTGGCATGGACTTCTACGGTTTGGTCAGTCTTCTGGACTTCGGCTGTGTTGGCACGGAAGCGTTGTTCAATACTGCGATCTTCGGGGATTGAGTCATAGCTGAATGCTGTGACAGGACGGTCGGCAAATGGATCAATACAAGTGATTGTGCCTGTGTCACTGAGCATGTTCGCCAACATCCAGCAGGTGCTACGGCCTTCGTGACTGCCTATTTCTAATATGCTATCAACTGTTTTTTGTTTTTGTAAGTAGTTGGTAATGTAATCAAAGTTGACCAGTGCGTTGCTGAACCAATCAGATGAGAATTGTGGCATTACATCAACCTTTGGCGCAGTTCCTGAAATCCGCCCACATACTCATCATCCAAAAAGATCTGGGGTACTGATCTGGCAGTGGGCACAGACTCCAACAGTTGCTCACGTGTCCAGTCTTGACTGATGTTGCGTACTTCATATTCAATGCCTTTCATTTCCAACAAGCCCTTGGCCTGTTCGCAGAAGGCGCATTGGTCTTTAGACCATACTATGGCTTTCATTTGGTTTTCCTTTTGGGTTCTACTTTAATAATGCATGGTGAATCAATGCGATCTGACATGGCTTTGACACCATCTGCCCACGAATGCATTTTCACTGACAACCAGTCTAAAAATTGCACTCTCAGGCAGCGATTCTTTTCTTGAATCTTTTCAAACTTTTGCATCACGTTGCGAATGTTCTGAAAGTCCTCAGAATCTCTTATTGCAGTATTGGGTTTATACATATTTTTCCTTTTATAAATCTGGCAGTTCGTCGTAGTCCAGTTGATCGCTCATGACGCCGATAACATAGTTAGTTGATTCGTTCTCCTGCAGTGCAGTTTGTTTCTTTGATGTGTCTACGTGTTTCATGAACCAGGGGATTGGGGTGCTTCTAGGTGCTGGTTCCTGGTACTTGACGCCAATTTCTTTAAGTGCGCCCACTGCTGTGTAGTCCACAAAGTCTTTGAGAATGTTGGCATTGAGTCCAATCACAGGACCTTTCTGGAACAAGTAGTCGGCCCAGGCCTTTTCTTCACGTATCACATCCAGGTACAGCTGATACACTTCGGTTTCGCATTCGGCCTTGGCAGCGGCAAAGCGTGGATCTTCTTTCACAACCTGGTTGATGATCCATGCAGTCCAGTCCTTGTGTAGGATTTCGTCTTGCAGGATCAGGCTGATGATATTGCCGTTGCCAATAAAGATACGATTCTCCACCATGGCTAAACTTGTGGCAAATGATACCATGAATCGGAATGCTTCCAGTGCATAACTTGCGTTGAGTGCTAACCAAATTGCTTTGATATGTTCTTGTTCACGAACCATACCTGTCATTTCATTGCTGAGTTCTTTATGGCAATTTATTCTGTGTAGTTCATCATAGTATTTGCCCACACTGGATGCCATGTCTACAATTTCTTTGGTGTCATGGATGGTGTTAAACACATCTTTAGGCACATTGTAGATGTTGCGAATGATATGGCTGTAGCTACGACTGTGAATATTTGTTTCAAAGAAACTCCAATTGTACATCAGTGCTTCCAGTTCAGGTATGCCCACCACAGGAGTAAACACCTGTGCTGGTCCGCGACCTTGCAAACTGTCTAGTGCTGTTTGTCTTAGCAAGTTGCTGGTAAAGATATGTTTCACAGTTTCACTTGATTCTTTGAAGTCGTTGGCATCTTTGGTCAGCGACACTTCTTCAGGAATCCAAAAGAAGCCACGTGCCTCTTGTTCAAACTTCACAAGTTTATTGTATTTGACTTCTTCAAAGCGTTGGATTGTTACGGGTCCTGCTGGATCCAAAAACATCTTGCGATGCAGGTAGTCTGTTTTGGTGGCTAGGTCGTATTGTGCTTGGCTCATGTTTTTTCCTTTATTTTATATGAGATTTTTCCTGTGTGGAGATCATGTTCCACCATTACTCGGCTGTTGGGTGAATTGATCACAGCAGGATTTGCTGGCAGTTTCCAATGTCCTGTATCCAAGTAAAGTCTATTGCCGCCGTGTTGCATGCCTGCCCTAGGAACAATCAACACTGGCTGTTTGTCTGTGTCAACTTGTAATTGACGAACAGGTTGGTCCACAAAAGGTGCGTTGGCATCAACCACATATTGACCAGCATAGGTGTTGTTGGTAGCCCAGTCTATATAGATTGGCATGGGGGTTAGTTCTGTGACCCCGTCAGGCAACCCTACCTTTGATTTGATGGGTTTGTTGTATTTTTTTGACAGCAACAAGTTGACGTATGCTACAAAACGAGGATCAATGTCCACTCCAGGAGAGAAATGATTTTTTTCATGTGCTTGAATCAAACTGCCGGCAATGTCTGTGGATATTGGTATAGCGTATATTTCTAAAAAATACTGTCCAGGCAAAAATTGCCGGCCTAGTTGTCTGGGCAAACTGTTGTAAAGCCCTTCGCCCCAGATGTTGTCATCCACAGTTTCGGTAAACACTACTGTTTGTTCATGTTCGCAGGTATGATCATAGCGTTGATTGATCAACGTGATGCGATCTTGCAGTTTGAGTATGTTAATTACCTTACACCCTAGTTGATAACGATCAGGATCTGACTCATAGGCCACAATGCTACAAGCGCCATGCTTCAAGGCCAGCATGCTCAACAATCCAGTGCCAAATCCAATCTCCACACAATCATGATCACGAACTTGGGTTAATATTTGATCATAGAACTGATTACGGGCAACATCATTTAGCATGGAGAGATATACCCCATCGTGATTTTCAAAATCAACGCGATTTAAAAAGTCCATGATTACAGTTTACAAGATTCGCAGTCTTCTGCATCATCAAAGTCTATCACTTCCAATGGTGCTTCTTCTTTGGCTGCTTTGGCGCCTTGCTTGTTGATCAGGCTGTAATAGAATGTTTTGATACCCCAGTGATGTGCTTGCATCAAGTTCTTGGCAATCAAGGTAGTTGGTACCTTGCGGTCCGCAAAGTGTGCAGGATTGTAGAATGTGTTGGTTGAGATTGACTGATCAATGTACGCTGCCAACACTGCGGCTGTTTTCAAATAGCCAATGCAATCTTGTTGTTGCCACATCATTTGATATTTGTTTTTTAACTTGTGATATTCAGGCACAACTTGTGTTAGACTTCCTGCTTTTGATTCCTTAACACTGATCAAACTCATGGGCATTTCAATGCCATTGGTTGAATTAATAACAACACTGCTGCTCTCCACAGGTGCCACTGCCATCAAGGTGGCATTGCGTACACCGTATGCTCGCATGTTGCCACGCAGGGTGTTCCAGTCCAGTCCAGGATCAGGTGTGAAGTCTGCAAGTTCATTCACACCTTTGGCACGTAGTTCCCAAGGGAAGATACCTTGTCCGTAGCGTGTTTTGTCTGAGTCCAGGCAACGACCACGTTCCTTGGCCAGTTCCACAGTGGCTTCAGTCAAGTAGTAGGCTTGATGTTCCATCCACGTCTTGACTTCAGCCAAGGCGTCTCGTTCTCCGTAC